CTCTTGGTGGTACAGTTGGCGGTGCAGGTCTTGTACAGAAGGCGTACGACCGTCTTCTAGAGTTCGCACTCCGCGCCGAACCACTAATTCGTTCAGTCGCAGACAAGACTCCAGCACAGCAATCAATTCCAGGTTCAACAGTAGTTCTACAGAAGTACGTTGACCTAAACGCAGTAACAGACACACTTACAGAGACAGTTGACCCAGATGCAGTAGCATTGTCAACACCTAACACAGTTACAATTACTCTTAACGAGTACGGTAACTCTGTTCTTGTAACACGTGCTTTGGAACTATTCTCACTTGCAGACGTTGACCCAGCAATTGCTAACGTAATTGCTTTCAACCTTGCAGACTCAATCGATAAGGTTGCAATGACCACACTTAACGGTGGAAGCAACGTAATCTACGGCGGTTCAACCGCTACATCAACAGCGACAATCACATCTGCTGCAACACTAGATTCAGCAGACATCCGTCGCGCAGTTGCTAAGTTGCGCTCAAACAAGGCTGCATACCGCAAGGGTTCACTATACTGGACAGGTATCCACCCAGAAGTTTCTCACGACCTTCGTGCAGAGACAGGCGCAGCAGGATGGCGCGACCCACACAATTACTCAGCACCAGATAACATCTGGGCAGGAGAAATTGGACAGTACGAAGGCGCGTTCTTCGTAGAGTCACCACGCTTGTACTCAACAAAGTCAGGTGCAGACCAGACAGCGTTGCCTACAACAGCAGTAACAGTAGCAGGAACATCAGCAGGATTCACATTCGGCGTTGCTTCATCATCTGTTATCGCATCACGCGCTGAGGTTGGCGATAAGATTGCAGGAACAGGTGTCGGTTCAGGCGCTAAGATTACTGCAATTGCTACATCAGGTTCAACAACAACTATCACAGTTGACGTTGCAAACTCTGCTGCAGTTACAGTATCAACAACAATCACAGTTACACCAGTAACTCGCGTATTCTCTACAATCGTATGTGGAAAGCAAGCAATGGCTCAGGCTGTTGCAGAAGAGCCACACACAGTTATCGGACCAGTCGTTGACAAGTTGATGCGTTTCCGCCCAATGGGTTGGTACGGCGTACTCGGCTTTGCACGCTACCGTGAAGAAGCACTGTATCGTATCGAAACAGGCTCATCAATCGCTGCTCTCTAGTAGTTAATTGACGGGTGGGCAGAGGGAAACCTCTGCTCATCAGTAAGTTCACTAAGGAGGACTAATGGCTACTTGGCTATTCAAAACACCAACAGTACAAGAAGGTCCTATAGGCGGAGCACGCCTATTCTACTTTTACAAAATGGACGTTGGCGTATCAGTGGTAAAGCAAGAAGGTGTCTACTATCTTGCACGATACTTAGTAGATTCTGACATTCCAACTTACGAGGAAGTCTATCGTGGTGGAAGAAACTATGAAGTAAGTGATGAGACTAAGGCTGCTTTAATTGCAGCAGATATTGATATTACAGAAGCAAACTTCACAGAAGTGTAGGGACAATGGAACACGAACATATTAGTAAAGTGCTTAAGTGGGGCTACAGACTAGAAGATGGGGACATGGTTCCCTTCTCTGCTTTGTATGGTTGTACTCAGTGTGATGCCACATCAGAGGAGCCATTCCCCACTAGTGATGTGTTTATCGACCACACCAAGTGTGGACCAGATTGCTTTGGCTGTAAGGCTAAAAATCTACAACTTAATGCAGGAGATGCAAAACGACCTATTTCTGACAAGAAGTGGGTAGGTGAGTTGAATGCCTATAAGGACGCAAGAGCACAAGGTATCCAACCAGCAGGAACAACACACAGACACATCCAGCAGGCATACGCTGCTAGTGAGGCTCTTAATAAGCCTTATGATGCCAACACGATGCCCAAGGCGCAAGACATTAATAAGAAATCAGTCGAAGTACTCAAGGAAGTGGGGGCAATATAATGCCAATGGTAAAGAAAACAACAGTTAAGACTCCAACAAAAAAGAACGTTATTCCACCAGACTACGATGTAATTCTTCCTGGGATGGGCTATACAAAGCCAACCAAGAAGACTCCACCAAAGAAGATTAAGAAGAAGTAATGAAGAAGAAAGCGTTTTGGGAGAAACCAAATCCTAAAAAGAAATCAACACCCTTAACGCCAGCACAGAAGGCTAGGGCTAAGGCACGTGCTAAAGCGGCAGGTCGCCCTTATCCAAATCTAGTGGACAATGCAGCAGCAAGGAAAAAGAAATGAAAGACTCAAGATTAACTCGGGCTGGTGTCGCAGGCTATAACAAGCCAAAGCGTACACCCAGTCACCCTACTAAGTCACACGTTGTTGTGGCTAAGGTAGGTAGCCAGGTCAAGACCATACGTTTTGGACAACAAGGCGTTTCTGGCTCACCTAAAAAAGCAGGAGAATCTGCATCCTATGCAGCACGAAGAAAGTCTTTCAAAGCAAGACACGCAAGTAATATATCCAGAGGTAAAATGAGTGCCGCATATTGGGCAGACAAGGTGAAATGGTAATGGCAAAGATTAAAGTATCACAGAAGACAATTGATAATATTAAGAAGATGGGTATGACAAAGACTCTTGAATCACTAAAGAGTATTGGTCAACCTGGAAGTCGCAATGTTCCTGCAAGCAAGGAATTCATTGAAGGCGCTCGCCGTATGTACGGCACACGTGTAGACAAGTATCTACCAGCGAAGTCATCATCAGCAGATGCTGCTCGTAAGAGTGCAGCACCAAAGGCTACAGCACCAAAGCCACAAATGAAGAAGTCAGCGCCTGCTAAGCCAACAGCAAAGCCAGTAGTAAAGAAGAGCAACAACAATTCAAACATTATTAAGGGAACACTTGGTACAGCAGCAGCAGTTGGTTTGCTAGCAGCATCAAAGGGCAAAGGCGCATCAGTAGCAGCCAAGTTGTCACCAGCAGTTGGCAAGTTTGCAAGTTCTCCTGCAGGTAAGGCAATCTTTGGTACAGGCGAGAAGTTGACCACAAAGGGTACTGCTATTGCAGGACGTATAACTGCTAAGGCAGGAAAGCCAGTATCACAGTCACAGTATGAAGCAATGCAAGCAGCAGCAAAGGCTAAGGGTATTAAATTTACAAGTGCGGACGCAGCACGCGCTGGTGCCGTTAAGACAGCAGCAAAGAAGAAGGCTGCTTCAACTGTAACAAAAAAGAAGAACAAATAATTTAAGAAAGAGGTCCAAGCATGGCAAGCATTCCTGGTTTATCAATGTGCGCTGAACTTAATCGTTTAGCAAATGGTGGGGATTACCCACTAATGACTGCGTTCAAAGAGTCGCAGGGTGCTGCCAATGCCTGGGCTGGAACAAATGGCAAGGGTATTATTGCAGCCCTTAACTACAAGGCTGATGCAAATCGTCAACCTAATAACTACAAGAACCTCAATGCTATCTGCAATGAATTAGCATCTACTACTGGACTATCTGCTCTTGCAGCGTTAAGGACTATTAATGCCTAATTTGAATGATATGATTGATGAAGTACTCATTAACCTTGCAGGTTACACATACCAGCAGGACAGAGCAACTTACATCACAGACAATGTAACTGCAGATGCATCTACTATTGCTAACCCAGTAATCCTACAGTTGGCTTCTACCGACAACATCGGTAAGGGTACAATTGAAATTGGTGAAGAGTTAATCTGGCTGGATTCATTTGACCGTGTATCTAACACAGCAACTGTACCACCTTGGGGCCGTGGCTACCTAGGTACAACAAAGGCTGCACACACTGCTGGTGATAAGGTTACAATCACACCAACCTTCCCACGCTATGTCATTAAGAAGGCAATCAATGATACTATCGCAGCCTTTGGCGCGACTATCTTTGCAGTCAAGACAACAACATTCGTATTCAATGCAGCACAGACAACCTATGCATTCAACAACCTAAACATCCACAACATCATGACAATCATGTGGCAAGACATTGGACCTTCTCAGGAATGGATTCCAATTCGTCACTGGTCATGGGATGCACTAGCATCTACCACAGCATTTGGTGCTGGAGCACAGACAGTAACGATTGGTGACTACGTACAGCCTGGTCGCACAATCAAGGTTGTCTATGCAACAGACCCTGAACCATTTACAACAAACACAGAAGACTACTCAACACAAACTGGTCTGCCAAATTCCACACGGGACGTAGTAATTCTTGGCGCATCATATCGTCTTCTTACATATCTTGACCCTGCACGTGCTGCTCAAGTTAGCCCACAGGCTGATGAGACAGATAGCAAGCGTCCGTTCGGTGCTAGCGGTACTGCTACCAAGCAGTTGTACGCTTTGTTCCAACAGCGTCTTCGTGAAGAAACAGACAGACTGCAAGCCCAATATCCAATTCGCGTTCACTACAGCCGATAGGTAAATAAATGACAACAAGAAAATACTCCTCACGCTCACAGCAAACTACGCTAGCAGCAGGTATTACAGATACAGCCACAAGTTGTACAGTAGTATCTGGTTCAGCATTACTTGGTGGAGCAACCGTCCCCGCTGGTACAACATTTACTGTTGTCATTGACCCAGATACAGCACTCGAAGAAATTGTAGATGTCACGGTTGTTAGTACTAACGTATTAACAATTACCCGTGGCGTTGAAAATGCTGGTACTGGACAGGCTCACTCCGCTGGTGCTGCTGTTCGCCATATGGCAATTGGTCGTGACTTCCGCGAAGCCAACCTTCACATCGAAGCAACTGGTGGATATAACGATGGTACTGGCGCACATACAATGCATGGTATCGCAGCAGGCGAAGGTGTTGTCGTAGGCACAGACAAGACACAGACTCTTACCAACAAGACCTTAACAGCACCTACTATTACTAACCCAAGTATCTCTGGTGCTGGTGTAGATGCAAGCATTGTCTTTGAAGGTGCAACTGCAGATGCTCACGAAACCACACTTACAGTAGTAGACCCAACTCAAGATAATACAATTACACTACCTAATACAACTGGTACAGTAGTAATTGCTAACGCAGCCCAGACACTTACTAACAAGACTATCGATATGACTGGTGTAACACTTACTGGTCTTTCATCAGTGGGTATGTCAGTGTCATCTGCAACACCAAAGAATTATGTAGACAGCATCCTAGGTTCTGCAACTTCTGCAGCGACAAGTGCAGCATCTGCTGCAACTAGCGCTGCTTCTGCTGCAACTTCTGCAGGAAGCGCTGAGACATCAGCAATTGCATCAGCAGCCTCTGCTACTACATCAGCAAGTTCAGCATCTGCAGCAGCAACAAGTGCTACATCAGCAGCGGCATCTGCCACAGCAGCGGCTACATCAGCCACATCTGCTGCAGCAAGTGCAACTACTGCTGCTAACTCAGTAGCAACAATTGCAGCATCAGCAACAGCGGCAGCCAACTCTGCTACCGCAGCGGCAACTAGCGCAACAAGCGCTGCTGCTTCTGCAACGGCTTCTGCCAATAGTGCAACTGCCTCAGCATCAAGTGCTACAGCATCCGCCACTTCTGCTACAGCATCTGCATCATCTGCAAGCGCATCAGCAACCAGTGCGACAAACGCCGCTACATCCGCTGCATCTGCAGCAACATCTGCTGCTAGTGCAGCAACTAGTGCAGCCTCGGCTGCAGCAGCAGTCGCAGCATCATTCGATGCGAAGGGCGACCTACTGGTTGGTACAGGATTAAATACCTTCGACCAACTCACAGTAGCAGCAACTAATGGATATGTTCTCAGCGTAAACTCAGCAACTGCTACAGGACTTGAATGGGCTCCTACTAACCCTGGAGACATCACAGCAGTTACTGCTGGAACTGGTCTTACTGGTGGAGGAACATCAGGTGCAGTAACTGTATCACTCGACACATCAAGTGTCTACGTAGTACCATCACAGTCAGGGCAATCAGGTAAGTATCTGACAACTAATGGAACCGTCTCATCTTGGGGAGCCGTAGATGCTTTACCATCACAGACTGGAAATGCAGGAAAATATTTGACCACCAACGGAACAGCCGCTGCGTGGGCTTCAATCGTAACCGACCCTACACCGTCAGTATTTATGCTGATGGGTGCCTAAGCAAAGGATATAAACAATGGCAAAGAAAGTACTTGGGCAAGTAAACCCATCTGCAACAACACTTACAACTCTCTACACTGTTCCTTCTGCGAAGGAAGCGGTAGTCTCATCTATCTCAGTTGCTAACCTAACATCAACTGCTGCTACATTTAGACTGGCAGTACGTCCAGCAGGTGCATCAATTGCTAACCAGCACTACATTGGATATGATATTACAGTCGGAGCATCTGACTCGACAATCATTACAGTAGGTCTAACCCTTGCAGCAACGGATGTAATTTCTGTCTACGCTTCTACAGCAAACGTTGCTTTCCAGGCGTTTGGAGACGAGGCTTCGGTCTAATGTCAATCTCTAGTCTTAAGACTGGTTCAGTCTCTCCGTCTAGTTTACTCGCTGGTAATACCTTCTTTGACCCAACTATATTTATTAATACTTTAGTAATTGCAGGTGGTGGAGGCGGAGGTTCAGTCAGTTACGGTGGAGGCGGCGGTGGTGGTGCTGGTGGTTACAGAGCATTTACCTCTCAAGGTTTAGCCGCGGGCGTAACACATACTGTTACCGTAGGCGCTGGCGGTGCAGGTGGTGCATCTGCAAGTGGCGCTAGTGGTGGCAACAAAGGCAGTAACGGTTCTAGTTCAATTTTTAATTCTATAACTTCCACAGGTGGTGGAGGTGGAGGTACTGACCCAGGACCAGGTGTAGGTAATAACGGTGGTTCTGGTGGTGGTACTGGTTCAGCCAATGGGTCATACACAGTAGCAACAGGAAATACTCCATCTACCACTCCATCACAGGGTAATAATGGTGGTGCTTATTCATCATTTACTAATGGTGGAACTGGTGGTGGAGGTGCTGGTGCTGCAGGACAAGTATCTGGTGCAAGAGGCATTCAAGAAGGAACCGATGGCGGTAATGGTACAGCATCATCAATTACTGGAACATCTGTAACTCGTGCTGGCGGAGGCGCTGGCGGTGGTTACGGCGGTGGTGGTAGTGCAGGAACTGGCGGCTCAGGCGGTGGTGGTAATGGATACGCATACAATCAAGTTAATACTGCTGGTGCTACAAACACAGGCTCAGGCGGTGGTGGAGGTGGTGGAGCCCCTCTAAGCGGTATTGCAGGAGCAGCAGGTGGTTCAGGTATTGTAATTATTAGTGCATTGCAACAAGCAGTATCAACTACGGGTTCTCCTACTTATACTACATTTGGCTCTAATCACATCTATCAATTTACGGGTTCAGGAACAATTAGATTTTAAGGAGCAACAATGGCTATTAGAAGCCTTAAGACTGGATTGTTTAGTCGCAACCTTAGCGTTAACAATAATGTTTTTGTTGACTATTTAGTAGTTGCTGGTGGCGGTTCATCTGGTGATGCTATTGGAGCATTTACTGGATACGGTACTGGTGGTGGTGGAGCGGGTGGACTTCGTTCAACTGTAACCGCAACTGGTGGTGGTGGAGCGCTTGAGCCCGCTTTATCTCTTCAACCTGGAACTGCTTATACAGTAACAGTAGGCGCTGCTGGTTCAAGTTCAAATGGTTCTAACTCTGTGTTTGCATCAATTACTGCAACTGGTGGAGGTCGTGGTGGTGCTGCTAATGCGTCAGCAAACGGCGCTACAGGAGGCTCTGGTGGTGGCGGTGGCATTAGTAGCGGCGGCGGTAATGGAACTGGTGCTGCTGGTACAACAAACCAAGGTTTTGCTGGTGGTAATGCAAGCAGTGGTGCCTTTGGTGGTAGCGGCGGCGGTGCGGGTGGTGCAGGCGGTGGCGGCGGTGCTTTGGTAGCAGGAGGCATTGGTGTTGCAGTATCTATTACTGGTTCATCAGTTACTTATGCAGCAGGTGGCTTAAGTGGAGGTCAATCCTCAGGTAACGCAGCCAATCAACCTGCCAATACAGGTAATGGTGGTAATGGTGGAACAAATAACCAAGCAGCAAATGGTGCTGCTGGTTCTGGAATAGTTGTACTTAGAAGCGCAAAACAAGCAGCATCTACTACAGGTTCACCTACTGCAACTACATCAGGCGGTAATTATATTTATACATTTACTGGAAGCGGGAGCATAACTTTCTAATGGCTGTTATCAGTATTAAAAACAAAACTAAAAGTGGCTCACTGCTAGTTGGTAATGCTCCATTTATTCCTAATGACTTCGAGTCTATTGCTACTGTAGTAGTTGGTAGCAGCGGAACATCTTCTTTAACATTTAGTAATATTCCATCTACTTATCAACATTTACAAATTAGAGGAATGTCTATTGGAACCTCTGGCAGTCAAGACGTACTTTTATATTTTAATGGAGTAAACTCTTCAAGCAATTATTCTTGGCACGAATTACGTGGCGGGGCTAGTAATGGTGCTAATGCTGGCGTTAATACAGCATATATGTATCTTGCTTCTAACTCAACAGACCCAACATATCCAACAGCATCTATAGTTGATATTCTTGATTATACTAATACTAATAAGAATAAAACAATTAGAGTTCTTGAAGGTAAAGATTCAAACGGTAGTGGAACTGTATCTTTATTTTCTGGACAGTACTTTTCAACAAACGCTATAACATCAATAACTATTTATACTCCTGGAGCATATCCACTTAATCAATATTCATCTTTTGCGCTATACGGAATTAAGGGGTAATAATGCCAGGCACATACGAACCAATTAGCACTACTACATTAGTTTCTAATGCATCAACTATTACTTTTTCTAATATTAGTCAGGCTTATACAGATTTAGTATTAGTTGTAAGAGCAATTTCTACTGGAACTGCACAACCTGATGTCTATATGAGAGTTAATAGTGATACTGGTAATAACTATTCTCGCACTCGTTTAGGTGGCAATGGCTCATCTGTATTTGGAAGTAACATTACTGGTGAAACATTCTGGGTTCTTGGACCTATGGAAAACACAGCAATTACAAATACAGTTTGTAATATAATGAATTATTCAAATACTACAACATACAAGACAATGTTGGTAAGAAGCAATGATTCAGCAATTGCTGTACAAGCAATGATTTCTTTATGGAGAAGCACAAGTGCTATTAGTTCTATATTGCTTTATCCAGAACCAGCAAAGGGTGATTTTGCTTCTGGAACAACTGCGACTCTTTATGGAATTAAGGCGGCATAATGGCTAATGCATTATTTAAAATTGCATCTACAACTGTAGGTTCAGGTGGTGCATCCGATATAACATTTTCTAATATACCTAATACATATACTGATTTTGTAGTATATTTAAGTAGTAGATATTCTAATGCTGGAAGTCAGGCAACTCTTTGGATTTCTCAAATAAATGGGAGTTCTTCTAATCTTTCAAATAGGTGGTTGCGTGGTTCAGGTTCTGGAACATTCACCTCAACTGATGCATCTGGCGGCGTGTATGTAGGTCAGGTTAACTGTTCTGGTTCAACATCAAATGCATTTACAAATATAACTATATACATTCCAAATTATGCTGCTAGTACTGGTAAGTCAATATTAATTGATGCAGTTCAAGAAAATAATCAAACAGAGGCTTATATGGGCATTACTGCTGGTTCTTGGAATAGTTCTGGAGTTATTACATCTATTACTCTAGACCCAGATGGAGCAAATAGTTTTGCCCAGTACACAACAGCAACACTTTACGGCATCAAAAACTCATAAGGAGAAAACAATGACAACGGCAATTGAAGTAAACTGCGAAACAGGGGAAGTCATTGAACGCCCTTTGACAGCAGAGGAACTAGCACAACGCGAAGTAGATGCAGCAACACACGCTGCAGCAGAAGCAGAGCGACAAGCAGCAGAAGCAGCAGCACAGGCTGCTAAGGAATCAGCACAGGCTAAGTTGGCAGCCCTTGGATTAACCACCGAGGAAATTGCTGCACTATCTAAGTGAGGGATGAGATGGCACACTTTGCACAACTAGATGAGAACAATGTAGTCACACAGGTAATCGTTGTGGCTAACGATGAACTACTTCTTGATGGGGTAGAGAACGAGACTAAAGGAATTGACTTCTGCAAGTCTCTATTAGGTGAGGATACCCGTTGGGTTCAGACATCTTACAATGGTAACATCCGTAAGAACTATGCTGGCATTGGCTACACCTATGACCCAGTTGCTGACCACTTCTTTGCACCTCAGCCATTCCCATCGTGGACATTAGACGCTGACGCTAAGTGGCAATCTCCTATACCATATCCTGTTGAAGAGGGTAAGTTTTTCACCTGGGATGAGTCAACCTTATCTTGGGTTGAAGTAGTACTACCTACAGAATAACAGAAGCGGGGACGCAATGGCTAAAGTAAACAAGGGAACAGTAGCACTAGGCTGGTGTGACAACGGCAATACAGATGGCAAGTTCACAGAGGGTATGGTATCTATCGCCCTCCAGGCTCCTGCTAACGGTATTGAGATTACACACAGTATGCGAGTGCAAGGTAACCAAATCGGAAGACAACGCCAAGTACTCTTTGATTACTGGGCAGACCAGATTAAAACTGATTGGCTCTTATGGGTTGACTCAGATATCGTAATGGACATCCACGTACTGACTAAAGTATGGGATGCAGCAGACAAGATTGGTAAGCCAGTAGTAACTGGAACTTACTTTATCTCTAAGCAGAACGAAGGCACATTAGCCCAACCGTTTCCTGCGCTATTCCACAATGTAGATGAGCACACGCTACGTCACGTACACCCACTACCTAACAATCAGGTAATACCAGTTGACTCAGCAGGATTGGGTTTCACCCTAATGCACAAGTCAATCATTCCGATTATGCGAGAGAAGTACCCAGACCAATCCTTATTTGCAGAGCAAGAAGGCATTGGCGATAAGTTTGTAGGAGAAGACATTGTGTTCTTCCGCAAACTCAAAGAAGCAGGCATTCCACTATACGCACATACAGGTGCGCTAGTACGACATATGAAACGATTCTCATTAGATGCTGATTACTACAGCCTCTACTGGAGTTGGCAAACATTAAAGAACCAAATAGAGCAAGATAAACCTTAAGGAGTCTAAGTGGCTGGTCGTGATATTACCGAAGGTCGTCCAACGCGAGCCATCGCAACTGATATTGGTATCGTCTCCGACGGTGCAGTATGGCAGAATACGGACATCAATTACGATGTAGCAATTGGTGGATTACCATTCATCTACGCTATTAGTGATTCACGACCATACATTAGACAGACAGCACCATTTCGTAAAGACCAGTTCGACAACCAGACAGAACCAGGAGAGCAATCTCTAACTGGCTGGTGGATTCGTTCACAGTCTTCTTTCCATGGTGGCACAGGGATTACTTACTTCGACCCTCAGACTGCAGACGAGTTTGGACACTATCGTTTTGCAGATAGCAAAGGCGTAGATGTCTTTGAAGAGGGCGAAGTAACCCTACTTAACAACATGGTTGCAGGTCACAACATTACTGGACAGGTACGCTCGAATGGACAACCATTCCAAACTGCACGTTCAATCAAGTGGAACAACACTGCTGGAGTACTTGTATGGGATGAGTACGATGTAGATAAGATTGATTCTACTGGTGCAGTAACCCACTTTATTGACTACAATGCTGGCACAGATAGCCCTGTATACGCCATTTGCGATGACGGAACAACAGCATTCTGGGTTACTAATACAGCAACCAAGAAGACAGTATACAAGAAGGCGCTAACTGGCACTTCCACCACTTCTCCTACATTCATGTTTGATGAGATTGGTACTATTTCTAACGCTACAATGGAGTTCGTAAAAGAACGTATTGTAATGTGTGCAGACAACAAGGTGTATGAGTTTTCATCATCTGCATCTGCTATGCCAACTGCTGTATACACACACCCATCAACCACGCATGTCTTTACATCTGTGGCAGCATCAGGTCCTGCTATCTATGTATCTGGCTACAATGGCATCCAATCAACTATTCTTAAGTTCACATTATCTACTGCTGGCGTAATGCCAACTCTTACCCAAGCAGTAGTTGCAGCAGAATTACCAGTAGGTGAGGTAGTCCATAAAATTTACTACTACCTTGGCACAATGCTCATTGGAACCAACAAGGGTGTACGAGCAGCACAGGTCAGCGAACAAGATGGTTCTCTTAAGTATGGACCTTTATTCGTAAAGAGTGACCAACCTTGCTACGACTTTGCAGCACGTGACCGTTTTGTATGGTGTGCTACATCCGTAGATGGCGAGCCAGGAGTTGTTCGCATTGACCTGGGTACAGAACTAGATAATTTAATATTTGCCTACGCTAACGATGTCTACTATCCAGGAGTTACTGGACACCAAACAACTGCATGTGCTTTTGTTAATGGAACAGAACAGATGGCATTTGTAACATCAGCATCAACATCTGCGGTTGGCTATGTATACATGGAGAACATGTCACAACTAACCCCAACGGGCTACATCCAGACAGGTAACATTCGTTACAACACGCTTGAGAAGAAGAACTTCAAGCGCCTGCTTGGTCGTGGTAACTTTACCTACGGCTCAATGACCTTAGATACAGTTGACCAGAATGGTGTCGAGTACGATGTCATCTCCTATGATGCATCAGTTGGTGCTCCAGAGGTAACAACATCTTCTCCAGCAACAGCACAGGAATACCTTGCCTATAAGTTCATTATGTACCGCGATGGCACAGATGCAAGCAAGGGTCCACAATTCAAGGGTTATCAGGCTAAGGCTACAATTGCTACTCCACGTCAGCGTGTAGTGCAGTTCCCAGTCTACTGCTATGATATTGAAACAGACAGATACAATGTACTTCTAGGATACGAAGGTAGAGCATTCGATAAGATTCGCCTACTTGAGGATATCGAAGGTACAGGCGACGTTGTAACATGGCAAGACCTAACAACTGGCGAGTCTCGTCAGGCTGTTATTGAACAAGTAACGTTCACCCGTTTAACCCCACCAGATAAGCGCTTTGATGGCTTTGGTGGCGTACTTCAAATCACTATCCGTACCGTATAACTCTTAGGAGCGCAAATGACCGCAGCAAATTGGGCTGGACTAATCGTATCTGTAATAGCAATCGTAACTGCATTCGCAGGAGCGGTTCGCTGGTTAGTTAAACACTACCTTTATGAATTGAAACCTAACTCAGGCTCAAGCCTAAAGGATTCGGTCATACGACTTGAAGAAAAAGTAGAAGTACTTTATCAGATGATGCTACAGCGAGGGAAAAATGAATGAAGCCTGTTGCCAAGAAAGCCACACCTGCCGCTATTGCTGTCCTTCGACAAGCCACCAAGATAGCACCATCTCGTATGAAAGCATCCGATGGACTTCTCCCGTCGAAAGCACATCTGGCACAGAACCCGCACAGCGACCATAACACTGGCTACGCAGTAGACCTAACACATGACCCTGCCCGTGGCATTGACTGTGCAGATATCTACGAGAAGTTGCAAGCAGATAAGCGAGTCAAGTACCTAATTTTTAAGGGTAAGATTTGGTCTGCCAAAAAGGGTGAACTCAAGTACAACGGAGTGAACCAGCATAATAAGCATTTACATATATCAATCAACGAATCTTGTGGGAATGACACATCCCCTTGGTTCCCATGGACGGACAAGCCAGTGTTTAAGACTGCTGACCAAGCCAGGTTAGCGGCATCAAGACTAAAGCCCCTACCGAAGAAGAAAGTAAACAAATGAAACTATCTACAAAGCAAAAGGCAGTATTGAAGTCATACCTACGTGGTGTACTTGTATCCTTCCTAACCTTCCTAGCAGGAAACGAACTAGGGTTAGCGCCAGCAATCTCAATTGCTATCGCCTCTCTAGCAGGTCCTGCTGCCAAGGCATTGGATAAGACAGAAGATGAGTACGGCGTAGGCTCCAAGTAATACCCCTAATAAGCCTTACAAGGCCCTTTTAAGACAAGAAACCCCCTTACCTGAGTGATTATACTCGGGCGAGGGGGTCTTTTGTCGTTTCTAAAGGGTTACGGTTGGAGTTCTTCCTCTAGTTCATCGAGCCAATCGGTGTACTGCTTGCCTCGAATACGAGCCTTGACTTCATAGTAGAGTGCCTCTAGGACATAGAATACGGTGATACCAGCGAGTGAGCCTAATGCTGCTTCCAAGAAATTTGACATGGTACTCCTTCGATATAGTTATTATAATATATACTATATATAAGGCCGAAGGCCTTTATATATTTTCTTTATATATCAATTATACACAGCCATAACCCAATCGTTGGATAGCGACGGTCTTGTTACTGGCGTGTATAATTCTATATATGTCAATCAAACTAGAAGAATATACTTTACCAGAGCACATCTCGTACTCTGCGTTCACTACCTACCTAACGTGTGGGTATCAATACTACCTAGGCAGACTCCTCAACAAGGAGGAAGCCCCATCCGTCTGGTCTGTTGGCGGTTCAGCGTTCCACCTAGCATGTGAAAACTATGATAAGGAGAACGGATGAGCGTACAGCAATTATGGTCAACCGCTTGGGACCTATCCAAGGGTGACACTGACCTAACCAATGCTCGCGTTGGTGGTCGCGCAACTAAGGCTAATCCTAACAAGGAAGATGTCAACTTCTGGCAAGCACAAGGACCCAAGTGGGTAGAGGGTTACATCAACTGGCGTAACGCTAACCCTGACTGGAAGATTTGGACTGCACCAGATGGCAACCGAGCAATCGAACTTGCCCTCACTCCTGTCGTCAACGATGTACAGGTGAAGATGATTATCGACCGTGTGTTCGAGGTTAATGGAGAACTGGTCATCGTCGACCTTAAGACTTCACAGAACACACCTACTAGCAGTCTGCAACTTGGGTTCTACAAACTAGGTCTCGAACAACAGTTCGGCATCGAGGTTAAGTGGGGAACCTACTACATGTCTCGCGGTAATAACATCTCTGAGATGGTAGACCTATCTGAGTACACCTACGACAAGATGGAATACCTAATCACGCAATTTGACAACGCACGCAAGAGCGCGATATTCTTGCCCAACACAAACAGTTGCCAGTACATGTGTGGACTCACAGAGTATTGTCAATTCTCTATCAAGAAGGATAAATAAATGGCAGAAGACTGGAAGTTACAAGTATCATACAAGACCCCTTCGGGTGACATGATTAACGTACGCGCTCAGACAGCAGACGAACTCAGTGTATTACTAGAGGGAATTGGTGACTACTCTCATCAAGTCGCTTCGGTACAACGGCTGATTGTAGGTGCTTACGGAGCGCTCCCTTTAGCGACATCGGCTTCAACTCAAAGCACTCCGCCACCAGTATCATCCGCTCCACCCCAGGCGCAGGCTCCGTCCGCTACGGCTCCAACAACCCAACAACAGGGTGGACCAACTTGCCAACACGGACCCCGCAAGTACAAGTCGGGAATCTCAAGCAAGACGGGAAACCCATACGCGATGTGGGTGTGTCCAATGCCTCAGGGCGCGGACCAATGCAAGCCAGTCAACTAATACCAGAAGAGTTTCCATTTTAAGTAACTAGGAAGAGGACCAAGTGAGAACACTAGTACGCTCAGTAGGACGTGCATCAATTGGTGGAGAACCGCTTCCTAGTTCCTTTAAGGCGTTCGAACAGAACAAGATTATCATACGTCGTTCAGAAGTTTCTATGTTTGCAGGAGCACCTGGAGCAGGTAAGTCTACACTAGCATTAGCGCTAGCACTCAAGACCAATGTTCCAACTCTATACATATCTGCGGATACTAATGCACACACTATGGCTATGCGTTTGGCATCAATGATTTCGGGGAAAAGTCAGTCAGATGTAGAGCAGAAACTTAATACTGATGTTGGTTGGACTAAAGCAGTCCTCCAAAAAGGAAGTCACATAATCTGGTCGTTCGAATCGTCACCTACATTAGAAGACATCGATGAGGAAGTCCAAGCATTTGAGGAGTTATGGGGATGTAGTCCATCGCTCATTATCTTGGACAACCTCATGGATGTAGCCACAGATGGTGGCGAAGAGTTCGCTTCTATGCGAGCAATTATGAAGGAGTTGAAGTTCCTTGCGAGAGATACTAATGCAGCGATTGTTGTACTACATCATACTTCGGAAGCAGTTCCAGGAAATCCTTGTCAGCCAAGAAGTGCAATCCAAGGAAAAGTCTCTCAACTCCCTGCACTCATATGTACACTCGGGACTGTTGGCACATCGATGGGCGTTGCATCAGTCAAGAATCGCTACGGAAGAGCAGATGCGAATGGGACTTTAATGACATGGCTAGCGTTTAATCCAGAATACATGTATATCGATGATATACCAGAGAATGTTTAGGGGACACAATGGAAAAGACAATTAAGATTAAGCAGCAGGAAGCATACATCCAGGGTTGGCAGGATGCAGCAGATTCTATTACATCCAACTTTGAGAATGCACTACGCACAGCAATTGAATCCGTAGCAGTACCTAACTTTGAGGATGAAGATGACAACAAGGAAGAGCCACAAGGCTAGAGGTGCGACCTTTGAAACCGACATCCGTGACTGGTTTAGAGCAAATGGATACGACGCTGAACGACTTGCTCGAACAGGTGCAAGAGATGAGGGCGACGTTGTTGTCCGTAAAGACTTCCTTGGTAGCATTGGAGTTATCGAATGCAAAGCGCCAGGAGCAGGAAATAAGATTGACCTTAGTGGATGGACCAAAGAAGCCCAACTCGAATCAAAACATTACGCGGAGGCGCGAGGACTTGACGAGGGCAAAGTACTACCATCACTCATAATTAAAGCAAGAGGCAAGTCAATAGCAGATTCATATCTAGTATTAAGGTTGGGCGATGTATTTGGTGGATGACTTACCAGACATAGTGTCGGTGTTGAAGCACTACGGTGCCAACATCACGCGTGCCTCTGGTCAAGTCAATATCAAGTGTCCGTTCCATAATGATAGTCATGCAAGTGCAAGTTTCAATACAAGACAGAATATATTTAATTGCTTCGCGTGTGGTATGCAAGGCAATAGCATTCAAATAATTGCTAAGAAAGAAGGGTGTGATATACGTGAAGCAAAGTCTATCGCAGAAGGAATTACTGGGGAGAGCCACCAGCAAGTACGCGGGAAGCATCTCTCTGGCGGAAGATTACCTAGCAAGCAGGGGAATAACAAAGGAAGTAGCGCGTCTGGCGCGATTAGGCGTAGTAGAGGAGCCTGAACCTGGACATGAACAGTACACGGGTCGCCTTAGCATACCGTACATTACAAAGACTGGCGTTGTTGACCTGCGCTTTCGCTCTCTTAACCCTGCCGTTGAACCGAAGTATATGGGTATGGTTGGTGTTGATACTCGGATGTATAACGTACTTGATATTGAGTATGCTGGCGATTGGATTGGAGTCTGTGAAGGAGAGTTGGACACACTTACTATGTCTAAGTTGGTCGGAATTCCCTGCGTTGGAGTTCCTGGGGCCAACAGTTGGAAAAAGCATTACACAAGATTACTGGCCGACTTTGAAAGAGTCTTCGTCTTTGCCGATGGTGATGCCCCAGGGCGTGAGTTTGCTGCGAGTTTATCCAGAGAACTTCCTGTCACTACAGTTACATTTGGAGACGGAGAAGATGTTAACAGTACTTATATCCGACACGGAGCGCAGTTTATCAGAGAAAAGATGGGACTAAACGTTGATTGAGATTCCACCTTGCGGGATATGCGGACAACAGTTCGACAATATCTTTGAGGCAACTGACCATCTTATCGAAGATAATGGTGAAGAAGAATTCAATCCAGAAATAATCTTGCCTAATGGGTACAGGTTATTAGTGGGCAGTATGCTACGCCAACTGTTCGAAAGCGCAGACGACCCAGAAGAAGTACGTACCATTACTCAGTTAACCTACGGCACATTGTATGCAGCAGAGACTAACATCAGTATGATGAAGAAGTTGGTTGAAGATGCAATCATTCATGAACACATGTCCGAGATAGATTATGAATTAAAAGAACTACTAGAGGAGGACAAGTGAATCCAGTCGTAAGAGAGTTACATTTAGAAACTCACCTAAGCAATACTACTAATGAGTTATCAGAACTACTCCTTAGTAAGCATCGTGACTATGGTCCAAAGAATATATCACTAGCCCCTGGCGGTGCTATCAATGGACTACGAGTACGAATGCATGACAAGTTAGCACGCATCAACAACCTAGTTGATAGCGGTGCAGACCCAGAACATGAGTCATTAGAGGATTCATTTAAGGATATGGCAAACTATGCAATCATCGGATTGCTAGTACTAAGAGGACAGTGGGATACCGAATGAAATATAGAGTACAAGTTATTGCGAAGCAACGCTATGTAATTGTAGTAGATGCAACTGATGAAGAGACTGCTGTCCGAGGTACGTTGGATTTAATTGATGAGGAACCAGATAACACTAATGCTTTTGATAAGTTCATTCTGGGTCCAGAAGTAGAAGTGACAGAGTTTAAGGAGGAAGCGTAATGAAAATCTTTGGACCATACAAAGGAAGTAAGCAAAACGGTGGGAGACCAATCTATGTCTTTAAGCGCAAGAAAAAGGACGGCAGTACTACCACTACGTCTACGAATAAGGCTCGCCATGATTATGAGAAAGCAAC